TCAGGGCCTCCCATGCCTGCGGGTGGTTGACCAGCGGGCCCACCTTCTGGGCCTGTTCCTTGTTGAGCATTCTGGAGTCCTTGTAGTACTTTTGCGTAGAGTTGTGCTTCGTCTAAGTCATTGACGAGTTCATCAGGGTCAATGTCCTGTGAAATCGCAAGCTCTTTAACCAAGTTAGGTAGCTTAATAAACGGCGCAAGCATTGGGTTGGCGACCGTCTGCAACAAGGCGGTGAGTCGTTGAGTTCGTACCTCTTTCTGCATGACGGCAGAAGTCCCGCGAGGTTTAATGGACAAATCTCCGATAATATCGGGGGACTCGTCGTTGTACTGCATATTCCACTGGAAGTATGCCTCTCCGAGGGGTTTTAAGAGGAAGTCGTCAATATTTTTGACCACCGTCTTGATTGATAGACTGCCCGAGCTCAGCATCATTGAAAGACCTGAGGCTGTACGGCCGGTGCCGCTAACTCCTGTCTGTCCGTGAAGCACCGAAGGGATACCCGTCTCTTCGTCAGCCAATTGACGTGAAATCTGGTACATCTGGATGTTCTCAGGTGCAGTATTAGGGAATTTAAGCCCGTTAATAGCCGTGCCTGTAACTCCCGATTGACGCCGGAAAACTTTCCCCGGGAAAATATCAAAGTTCTGCCCCGGTACGAGACTTGCCTCATCGACATCAAACACCAGATTGCCTGCCAAGGCTAGGTTGTCAATTGCCATACGAACGTGGCCGTTCATTAGCATCTGTGCGTCTTCCATGTTCTCCGCAACCCCGACACCCCATAACTGGTATGGGTTTACTTCATATGGGAAAGCGTGAAATGGAATGCGGGCAGGCGTGAAAGGGTTCAAGACACATCGAAGAACTTCATTACCGCAAATCCAAGCGTTAATTTGTACCTGATCGAGTTCGCCTACGGTAGCTGGCAAGTCTAGGCCAACTTCACGAGCGAAGTCAGCATCTAACACACCCCAGTACTCCAGAACCTCGTACCGATTTTCTTGGTAGTACGGCTCTGTATCATCCTCACGGATAGTATCTTCGTAATACTTATCTTCGTAGTTTGGCCCGCCTACAATTGTGTTCTCAATAGCAGTGGCGTCAAAATACGGGCGATTCATGAGGTTTCGCAATTGCTGGCGACTCATGCGGTGGCGTTGAATAACGTACTCACAGTCCTCGATGCTACTTGCTGAAGGATCAGGGTGGAAATCCCAACAAGACACGTGCTCTATCCTAGGTACTACCTTTTCGTCCGGGACGTACACACGCTCCCCATTCTCGTCCCGCTCCCACTTGTGGATTCGTTTGTAGAAATTAAAGGGGCCCTTTACGATGCCAGTACCGAGTAACGAGGACTCAAAAATTGCATTCCGCATCACGTTGACAGCATTAGTATCTAAAAGCTGGTCGTGTATGTACTTTTCGAGGGCTCTAGCGGCTTCTTTAGCCGGTTCAAGTTGAGGTTCACCTAGATTAGACGGACCTTCAGATATTTGGTCTGCCATTTCTTGGTACTTACCGAAGTTAAGTGCGGTAGCACCCGGCTCAAGTTCCATACCATCACCCGCATAGCCAAACGGACTTTTGATCTCGTCTGCCGGGGTTGATACGTGTGCGAACTCCTCAATACCTTCCGGTACAGGAGAAGACTCGACAACGATAGGAAACTTCTTGTTTGCAAAAAGAATGTCGATAATCTGGCCGTAAGCGGCAAGGACCTTCGTCTTCGTAATTTTAATGAAGACTTTGGATCGCTCAGAATCTCGGTACTGGGTAGTCGAGTCGTAAATACCGCGGAAGTTTTTGTAAGCTTGAAGCCACTTCTGCTCAAAAGTTCTACGACCGTTTTCTGAGTCCTCGAACTTCGTCCTTACATACCCGGCAAGACCCGGCATTTTATCTTTTGCGTTTTGAACCTCAACTTGCCCATCATCAGGAGCACTGAGGAAACCCTCTTGGGACATGGTTACTTACCTTTATACAGGTTGCTTGTCCGCATTAAGAATTGCGGAATCGAGAGGTGCTTTTTTACCTGAGTTAGGGGCACTTTCGATTAGTACGTCTGTTTTTGCTACAGTGTCGAAATCCATACTCTCACGGTATAGGTTGTTCTCGCCGCAGTTGTAGTCAACTCCTTTTTTATCGGAATTCATGATGTCAGAAGCACCATACTTCATACTATTTCTCCTCATTAGGATATGTAATTTCAATGTCAGGACGGATGCCCTGTAACTCACTCATTTGCTTGTCCAAAGGACGGGCTGGAGCACCTCGTTGGGCTAGTCCAGCTTTCATCTGTTGTAGTAGTTCTTTTTCTTTTCTTTCAACGAAGGGGTAACTCGGTTTTCCTGCGGCATCTGAAGGCACAATATCAGAACCTTTACCTGCCTCTTGAGGGCGCATAAAAGCTAGCGGAGTAGGCTCTAACGCTTCGTAAGCCCCTGTAGCGGCTCCTGCGCCTATTGCGCGTAGGGTACTACCACTTTCTTGCATTTCTTTTGCGTACGCGTCTCTTGAAGCCGTTACGACGCCTGTTATACCTAGTCCCGCGAGAGCAAACTTACCAAACCCCTTAAAAAAGTCAGACATGTCCTGTGCTTTTTTTGTTGTTTCTTCATCGAAGACTTTAGGAGCGGGCTTATCCTCATCTGAGATTTTTTTCTTAATCTCGTCTTTTAGTCGCTTCTCTTCTGCTTGACCGCGGAGGAACTTCTCCTGCAAGGCTAAGTACTCTGGAGATGTTTTTGTTTCCATCTCCTCGATCTCTGCTTGAAGCTTTTTGAGAGACTCCTCTTGAGCTACACGTCCTGCGCGTTCGACAGCGGCCTTAGCATTTGCTTTGATCTCTTCCTCAGTTTCAGTGGAAACTTGAACACGAGGAGCTTCGACTCCTCTTTCCATCGTGTCTTCAGAAAAGGTAAATGGAGTAATTGGTGTAGCTTGGCGNGTGTTGTTTAAAGCGGGAAGTTCAAAACCGTANGATGCTATTTTCGCATCAATCGTAGTGTTGTTAGTTTTTGCGGCCGCATCACCTAGGAGATTTTCAACGAGGCTTCCGACTGCAACATTACCTGTTTTACCTGCGTAGTTTCTATCTACGATCTCGGTCTCTGTGTGCCCCATAAATGCCTTACGCATATCTACGGGAACTCTGAACTCATCTTTCAACATACGAGGTAGAATGTGTCGGATGGCAGTAGGAGACGAGACTACTTTTTTTGTCTTGTTGTCTATCGGTAAACGATCCGCGTATCTTTCTTCGAGCACAGGACGTATCGTCGAGTTGAATGTGCTAGTAAACTTTTCTTTCGATACACTAAACAGCTTTTCTCCGGGTTTTGCCCCGGCAGTTTTACGACTATCGGCTTGTTGTGCGATTAAATCAGCGAGAGGGCCCGTTAAAACGACTTGCGGACGATTCTTTTTTGGGTTACCGTACATAGCGACGGTGACTTTTTTAGCACCGTCTTCGGAAGTCGTAACACTAATATCGGAGAGCTTAATGCCATTTTCCCCTACTAAGTGCTCAATACGAGTACCCGTGTATCGGTGGTACAATAAAGCCGCCCGAGTGTCTCCATCGGGTATCGTTTTTAATTTGTCGTCGTATATTTCTTCGAGCTCAGCATTCGTAATTAGGCCCCTCATAGGCCGTTCGCCAACTAGACCTGTACGCTGGGTACCCCCGAGGCCAAGTTTGTCTGCTCTGTTACCCGCACCTGCTAATACGGGGTATAGTGCCCGCTTTTCAGGGGGAAACTCTGCCGCTTCGATAGCTTGCTGTAAGGGTAACTCTAATGAACTTAAATTGCCGAACCTGTTAGATTCATCAGGTGCAAATTCAGGATTAAATAACTCGAGGGTAGTGGAGTTACGAAGATCGACGTAGGGCATGTCTACATCGAGGCCCATAGTCTTGAAACCAGACTGGAGAGCACTAATTTTCTTTTTAGCATTTGCGGATACGCCCGGACGAGAAAGTCCGTAGTCTATGACGTCACGTACAGTGAGAGACTGGTCAGCCGCCTTACTAATAAGTTCTTCGTAACTTAATGCCATTTAGTATCCGAATGTTGAATCTTGAGGCTGGAATGTGCTAGTCTTAATATCGTTCAAAGATTTTTGGATGGAGACATAGCCTGATGTGCGAGTCATCAACATATAACGTAGTGCGTCATATGCGTGATCTTCAGCTTTTGTATCGACATCTTCAGAATTTGACTTCGACAGTGGTATACCAGCTAGTTGTTTTATTGTGTTTGTACAGGTATTGAATATTTTTAGAGTTGGTTCTCTCGTAAACTCGTTATCACCGAGACGGCGATGAATCTCCATTTTACCCTGAACACGAGCACGGTCGGAGGGTGTCCAACGACATCCCATCCGTATCATGGTTTCAGCGATTGAGGGTCCGTAACCAGTACGGTTCCAACACGAAGAGTCGAGCACAGCATAGTGTGGAGTAGGATCGTACTCCTCCATCTCTAATATTTTAGCGGCCAATTGCTCTGCTGTAAAGTGTTTTACGTAAAGTTCCCTGTAAACCCATATGTTGTTGTCCCAATCGATTGCACCCCAGAGTACACACGAAGGGCTCGCATAACCGTAGTCAGCCGCACGGATACGGGGCCAATTGGTCGGTAATTCGTAAGGATCGACAACGTGCTTAAACTTGTTAAACTCGGGGAAGGCACACCCCTCTGCGACATCCCAGTCTCCATCGAGGAGTCTCTTTCTCTCAGTTTCGGGGAGAGAGAGTAGCATGGCTTCGTACTGTCCGTCGGCCATGAGGAAGGGGTTATCCGTGAGACGGGCCGGGACGAACTTACGCCAGTAGAGAGGTTTGCCGGCTTTAGCGTGACCATCGGGATAAACTAGCTGTTTCTCAGACTCGAGATCAGTCGGTACAAACGACTTACCGGGTTCTCCTTGGTCGATGTACATTTTCTTGACCCACCAGCCACCAACGCCGCCCGGGTTGGCAGTACATCGCATGGAGAGATTGGCAGAGAGCTCGGGGTCGGTTGACCGGAGACGAGAACGGAGATACTCCCAGACGTAAGGCGTAGGGTATTGTGTAACTTCGTCAATTGCGATCCAGTTAAAGGCTTGCCCCTGATATCGTGTAACATCTT